GAATATAAAAAAGCAGGTGGTGGATATAAATAATGAGATTAGGCAATCCTTTTGAAAATAATATTAGTGTTGGAAATTTTAATCAGGGATTAAGTTCTTTAATTCCTTTGATTGAACAAAAACTAGTATCTAATTATTATGAAAATACTGTTGTTCCTGTAATACAACAAATTAATCAGTTAATTGGAAAAACAGATACAAAAAGTAATTTCAATAATATAACCACTTTAAAAAGTACAGCAACAGAATATGCTAGACCAATACTTTCTCCCGGTTAGGTAGTTTAATTGCTCCAAACGTAAATCAAGTTCCTCGTATTTATAATCAGTATACCTCTTCTAATTTATTAACAACATCTACAAATGAAAACAATCCTAACCAAGGACTACCTCAAAATCAAATTCAACCTTATAATAATCCTTATTTTAGATAAATAATTAAATGATTGAGTTTTTACTTGTTGTCTATATAGGAGCAACAAAAATAGACGAGACACAAAGATTTATAGATGTAGATAGATGCTTATACTTTGCAGAAAGATTATCTAATCAACGCTCTGTACCTGCAGGAGATAACAGAAGATTAAACATAACGGCAGTTTGTAAACCAATACCTAAGTTAGGAAAGTAATATGATTGCAGAAACTTTAGCAGGTATTGCGTTAGTAAAAAGTGCAGTAGATGGAATTAAAACTGCAATAGGAACAGCCAATGATATTGGTGACATTGCTAACTATGTAGATAAGTTGTTTGATGGTGAAAAGCAAGTACAACAACAAAGGTCTAAAAAATCTGGCGTAGGTGTGGTAGACCAGTTTAATGTTAGTAATGTAGCCAGAGAAACAATAGATGCACGTATTGCTAAAGAAAAAATGCAAGAGGTTGCAACATTAATTGATTTACGTTTTGGTCCGGGTACTTGGAAAAGTATTGTAGAAGAAAGGGCTAGAAGAATACAAGAAGCTAAAGAAGCAGCATTAGCAGCTAAAAGAGAAGCAATAAAAAAACATAATGAATTAATGGATAATATAAAAATAGGTGTTATTATAACAGGTATTGTAGCACTAGGTGCTGGTTTAATTATTATGGTTATGGTTTCTGTTGCGAATGCTTTAATGTAATGATATAATAAGGAATGTTTGAATATGGCTTTAAAAAAACCACAGAGGAGTTTGAAGGCTTGGACAAAACAGAAGTGGACTACCAAGAGTGGTAAACCGTCTACTCAGGGTTCAAAGGCTACCGGAGAACGGTACTTACCAGCAAAGGCAGTTAAAGCATTATCAGCCAAGGAATACCAAAAAACTACGGCAGCAAAAAGAGCAGGAACAAAAGCAGGAAAGCAATTTGTTAAGCAGCCTAAAACTGTCGCAAAGAAAGTAAAGAAATATAGGAAAGTAAAGTAATGGCACCTTCTTCTAAATATCCCGGAGTTAAGCGTCTGCCATCAGGAGGCATAGAGTATCGTGGTAAAAAATTTACAGGATTTAATAAACCTCGTAAGTCAGACCGTCCAGAAAAGAAAGGAATGGTTCTTGCAAAAGAGGGAGACACAATTAAACTTATTCATTACGGAGCAAAAGGATATGGGCATAACTATTCTCCAACGGCTAGGGCATCTTTTAAAAGCCGCCATGGAAAAAATATTAGTAAGGGTAAGCTTAGTGCTGCTGATCGGGCCGATAAAGTATTATGGGCTGGACAGGGCAAGTCTGAAAAAAGTCCACCAAAAACTCAGAAACATAAGAAGTATGGTAAGGGGAAGTAAGTAATGTCTAACAATAGATTATATGATACAAGTAAAGTTAAAATTATTAAAATTCCCGCAGCTATGAATTATGGTATGCGTAAAGATGTAGAAGTTACTGCTAGTTCTAAAGATGGAGCAAACCGTGGTCAGCGAACACCCTATGCTCGTACATCAAAAAAGAAAGGCGGCTCAATGGCTAAAATGAACAAAGGAAAGCAACCAAAAAGTTATGCACAAGATACTACTCCACCGTCTCCGTATGTTGCAACTCCAGATGGATATATGGTTCTTAAAGAAAAAAGTGTTAACATACCTATACCTAAATCAAAACCTAAAGCCCAACGTAAAAAGGTTGGTGGTAAAATTGGGTCAGGTTCTAATAGGCTTTACTGATGGCTATAAATCGTGGCGCAGTTGGTCAACAGGTTATGAAGCCCGGATTAATCAAACGATTGACAAAGACTTCTATAAAGAAGAATGGGAAAAAGTCTACAGCCCAATCAACAAAGAGAAAGAATAGGTTATACTAAATGGCTACTTCAGGTACATTTAATTTCTCAATGGACATTGATGAGATTATCCAAGAAGCTTTAGAAATGATTGGTGGTGAGGAAACTCTAGGCCACGAACCTAAATCTGCACGGCGTTCTATAAATCTTATTCTTCAAGATTGGCAGAACCGTGGCGTTATGCTGTGGACTTCTAATACTTCTGCTGTAACTTTAACTACCAGTGTAACAACATTTACACTGGCTTCTTCTACTATTGATGTTCTTGAAGCTGTACATAATCGTAGTGATACAGATATTCAAATTGAAAGAATATCAATGCAAGAGTATCTTAAAATACCTAATAAAGGTCAGATAGGACGTACTACTCAATATGCAGTAAGACATGAACGTGGCGCACCTGTAGTACATTTGTGGCCTATTCCAGAAAATTCTACAGATAAAATTAAATTAGAACTTGTTAGATATATAGAAGATGTAGATAAATCTGCACTTCAGAATGCAGATATTTCTAGAAGATTCCTTCCATGTTTAACCGCAGGTCTTGCATATCATATGTCTATGAAACGTCCCGGTGTAGATGGTGGAAGAATACAGCTTATTAAACAGGAATATGAAGAAAGACTTGCTCGTGCTATGGAAGAAGATAGAGAGCGTGTAAGTATTTTCTTTAAACCTAAAGTAGTAATATAATGGGTGTAGGTAAGAAAGCTTATGGTATTTGTGATGTGTGTGGGTTTCGTTATAGATTAAAAGACTTAAAGAAAAACACATATGGTTTAATGGTTTGTTCTTTTGATTTTGAAAGAAGTTATGATAAACAAAACCATCCACAAAATAAAATATCTGCAGTTTCTGAAAACCCTTTAAAATATCCAAGCAGACGTTCACCTATGCCTGCTACAAATGTTACAGTTACGGATTGGTTGCCACCATATCCACCGGGGGTTTAAATGGCACGATTTAAAAATTCTATTGTAGAATGTGATGTATGTGGATTTGAATATAGACGAAATGTAATGAAGACCAATAGCTATGGTCTTATGGTATGTCCTAGAGATTATGATGGTTCTTATGATTTAAAAAATCATGCACAAAACAAACAACCAGTTTTAAGAGAATACTTCCATATTCCTAATGCAAGACCAGAAAATAATGCAGACCGTAATCAACTTTGGAATGGTGCTAATACAAATTGGAATGCTACAACTAAACACTGGAACACAATATAATGGCAACACTTACTGGTAAAACTATTGCAAATACTTATAAAGATTTGTTGCAAGTTAGCAACAATAATTCTGGTGTAGATGCAACATTACGAACCATACAAGATGGTGAAGGCACTAACTCTGCTTTACAAATTTCACAGTCAGGTGTTAATATCAATGGTAATTTTTTCATTGGTGGAGAACAACTAACTGCTAACGTATCAGCCTTAAATAATGTAGCAGACCTTACAGGTGCTATAGGTATTATTGCTGTAAGCGCAGGTAGTGTATATGGTCGTTCTATTATTGTAGGTAGTCCACTTAGTATTACTAATGCAGATGGAACCGAAGGAAACCCAACAATTAATTTAACCAACTCTGGCGTATCGGCAGGCACTTATGGTCCTATGACCACAATGACTGTAGATACTTATGGTCGTATTACAGATGTTACAGCTACAACTACAGTAAGTGCAGATGCTTTCATAGGCTGTACACTTTCTGTTTCTTCTCTTTATGTAGAAAATAATGTATCTGTATCTGGTACATTAGAGGTAGCAGGAACAACAAATCTTAAAGCAGTAAGTGCAACTGATATTGTTGCTAATACTATTAGTGCTACATCAAATATTTATTCACCTATTGTAAGTACTACTGGACTTCATGCAGTTAGTGCAAGCATTGGTACTTTATATGCAGCAAATCTTACATTTGCAAATGTTTCTACTAACACCTTTACTGCTAATCAACTTACTATAGTTAGTGCAGCTACTCTTGCAGGAGTAAGCGTAGCAACTATTAATGATATTGCTTCTTTGTCTGCAACAATGGCAACATCTATTAATAATACTAATGCTAATGTAACAACTAATATTAATGCCATTACTTCTATTAATAGTGTAGTAACAAACTTATCTGCAACAATGGCAACTAGTATTGATAATACTAATACTAATGTAACAAATAATACTACTAATATTAATACAAATATAGCAGCTATTACTTCTATTAATAATA